CAGGAGCATAGACCATGCTCGGACTAACTTCCTTATCCGGTGCTCCAATATCGACATCGTTCTTTAACCCAAATGTACTTGTTAATGTAACTGGTAATCAACTATCTATTGGAGTTGGAACTCCTTTAATTAGTACTGATGTAACAGCTAGTCCTAGTGGTTCTCAAGTAAGTCTTGGAGCAGGAACAGTAACTGTTACAGGAACAGCACTAGTCAATCCAACAGGATCACAAGTATCATTAGGTATAGGAACTGTAGTAGTTTCAGCAGATGCGAACGTATCCGTTACTGGAAATTCATTGACCTTAGCGACAGGAAGTGTTACAGTAACAGGAACAGCACTTGTGACTCCTACAGGATCACAATTAACGGCAAACACAGGAGAAGCGGGTATTATTACCTGGAACGATATAGTGCCAGGGGTGAACATGACTTGGACACCAATAGACCCTTATTAATAAATTATGGCATCATCTTATTCAACAAATTCAAAATTAGAACTTATAACTACCGGTGAAAAAGCTGGTCTATGGGGCACGATTACTAATACAAACCTACAAATATTAGAACAATTATCTACAGGTTATTTATCGTCAGCTCAACTTGCAAGTGGTGATTTAGCTTTAGCACTTGACAATGGTGCAACATCAAATGGTAAAAATTTATACATAAAACTAACAGGTACACTTGGTGCAAATAGAAGTGTAACAATACCTGATGGTGCGGAAAGAGTCATTGTATTTGAAGACGCAACAACTAGAGGATCTTCTTCTACTTTTTATACAATAACTGTTAAAACGGTTTCAGGGTCAGGAGTTCTATTACCTATTGGATCAACATCATTAGTTTATTCAGATGGTACAAATGTTAGTCTTGGTCTTAGACAAAAGGGCTATGTAACTTTAGACTCTTCAGCAATTACTGCTTATACTGCTGTTGACGGTGATCAAATTTTAGCGAATACAACAGCTAACCCAATTACAGTAACATTACCGGCATCTCCTCCAACAGGTTCTGAAGTTACATTTATAGATGCTAGAGGAACTTTTAATAACAACAACTTGATTATAAATAGAAATAGTCAACCCATTAATTCAGGTACATCTAACTTAACCTTAAGCACAGCAGGTCAAGCTATTTCATTAGTGTACGTGGATTCTACAAGAGGTTGGGCGTATAAAACTAACACGGCGTAAGGAGCACGGATCATGGCCCTTATTGATTTTAACATTAAACCGGGTATCGACAAACAAGATACTGAAGTCGGAGCAGAAAACCGATGGGTTGATTCTGATAATTCAAGATTTAGATATGGACTACCAGAAAAAGTTGGTGGCTGGTCTTCTTTAATATCAGATTCTATTACAGGTGTTGCAAGAAAACTTCATGCATTTGTAGATTTAAATGGAAACAGATATGTTGCAATAGGAACAGATAAGTTTTTACTTCTGTATTTTGAAGGACAACTATTTGATATAACACCTATAAAATCACCTTTGGCTGCTTCAACAATAGCAACTGTAGACAATTCTGCAGTGTGTACAATTACAACCGGTTCATCTCATAATCTAGAACCAGGTGATATTGTTTTACTAGACAGTGTTACATTACCAGGTGGTACAGGTTTTAGTGCATCTGATTTTGAAGATAAATTATTTCAAGTAACTTCAGTTACAACCCCTACAGTTTTTACAATTACACAAAGTTCAAATGCAACAGGAACCGTATCAACAGGAGGTAGCATGTCTGTTATACCTTATGAAAAAATTGGTCCTGCTGATCAGTCTTATGGTTATGGTTGGGGTATATCTCAATGGGATGGTTCTGTATCTGGCGCTGCAACATCAACATTAAACGGATCACTAAGTGCAAATTCTTTTGGTACCGGTGGGTCAGGAACAAATATTACACTAGCTGCAACTACAAACTTTACTTCTGCAGGTAGAATATTAGTTGAGCAAGAATTAATATCTTACACAGGAGTATCTTCTCCAAACTTAACGGGTATTACAAGAAATGTAGATGGCACAGATAATGCAGCACATAATTCTGGAGTAACAGCAACAGATGCAACAAATTATACAGACTGGGGAGAAGCAGTGCTTGCATCAGAAGTTACTCTTGAACCTGGACTATGGAGTTTAGATAACTTTGGTCAAGTATTAATTGCAACTATTGCAAATGGAAAAACATTTACATGGAATGCAGGAGCTGCATCACCTACAACGGTTAGAGCATCTACAGGTACTTCAGGTTTTTCAACAGCAAATAATCCAACAGCTACTAGAATTACTTTAGTTTCACCAACAACACGTCACTTATGTCATTTTGGAACTGAGACTACGATTGGAAATACTGCTACACAAGATGATATGTTTATAAGATTCTCGGATCAAGAAAACATAAATGATTACACAGCAACAGCTATTAATAGTGCTGGTGATTTTAGATTACAAGATGGAACTAAAATAGTAGGAGCTATAAAAGCAAAAGAAACAATTCTTGTTTGGACTGATAACGCTTTGTACACTATGAAATTTATTGGTGCTCCATTTACATTTGGTTTTGAACAAGTTGGTACTAACTGTGGATTGATTGGTAAGAATGCAGTTGTTGAGATAGATGGTAATGCTTTTTGGATGAGTCCAAATGGTTTATTTCTATTTGATGGTACTGTTAAATCTTTACCCTGTACTGTAGAAGATTTTGTTTATGACAATTTAGATACTACAAAAGGTCAACAAGTTGCAGCGGGTATTAATAATTTATTTACAGAAGTTGTTTGGTATTATCCAACGACAGGTTCTAATTATAACAATGCATACGTAGTATTTAATTACGGAGAAACAGGACAAAATACACCGGGAGGTGTTTGGTATACAGGAACAGAAGCAAGAACTTCTTGGATTGATGCAGTAGTTTATCCAAAACCATACGCTACTAAATTTAATTCAACATCTAATGGAACTTTTCCTGAAGTTGTAGGTCAAGATGGTTTAGGTCAAACACAATTCTTTGAACATGAAGTAGGCACAGATCAAATTAATCAAGATGGTTCTACTACAACAATTACATCATTTATAAAATCATTTGATTTTGATTTACAAGCAAAACAAAAAGATGCGCAGGGTAAATCAAGTGGACCAACTATTGCAGGTGAATCATTTTTAGCACTTAGAAGATTTGTACCAGATTTTAAAACATTAACAGGAAACGCAGTAGTAACATTAGCAATTAAAAGATACCCACAACAATCAGACACTGTAAGTTCTCTAAGTCCCTTTACAATTACTTCTTCTACTGATAAAAAAGATACAAGAGCCAGAGGACGTTATTTAAATGTTAAAATTGAAAATCAATCTAGTGGAGAAGAGTGGAGATTTGGCACGTTTAAAATTGATGTACAACCGGATGGACGTAGATAATGGCTAAGATAGTAATAAAAATACCAGAACCTAAAAGAGAATACGACGAGTCTAACCAAAAACAAATTAACAGAGCAATTGGTTTAGTAGTAGAACAATTAAATTCTACATTTTTAAATGAATTAAAACAAGATCAGGAAAGGTACACTTGGTTTAATGGCTAACATATATTTAAATGCTAAAAAAGATTTAACTACTAATACAGTTACAACTGTATATACTGTTCCATCAAACTCTAGAGCAATATTAAAGTCTATGTATGTATCGGAAGATACTGGAAATGCAGATACAATTACAGTAGTGTTATTTGCTGGAGATCCAGCTTCTGCTGATTCTTTTAGTTTATTTAAGACTAAAGCTATTGGAGCTAATGCAACAGAACAATTAATAACAGAACCCATTGTAATGATGGAAAACGAAGTACTACAAGTAACAGCAGCAACTGCAAATAGGTTGCATGTTACGTTGTCTGTGCTAGAAATAAATAGGGATTAAATATGTCATTTATAGAAACAGAAGCATCAGTAAGATACGAAACAGTTAATGGTAAAAAGACCATGATTATTACACCTAAGTGTGAGGTTACCTTAACTAATATGAAAACAGGTAAGGAATATATGTCGGATGCAGAATCAGATGCTGATGTAAATAACCCTGAAACAGAAACTAAAAGAGAAGATATACGTAGAGACGTTAAAATAACAGTAGAAGAATTTAACTTAGGAGCAGGTTCTGAGTTGTAAAACTTAGGATTTTTATATAAAATAGAACGATGGCAATCACAAGAGCACAACAATATAGACAGATGTTAAAAGATGGCAAAGTAGCCATGCAAGGTGGTGTTAAAAACTATCTTGGTAAAAAGAAAACTGTTACTGTGCCTAAAGATTGGCAGTCTTCACCTGACCACCCTACAACAGAATTAGCCTACATTACAAAAGCAGAAAAAGATTTATTAATTAAAAAAGATTTACATAACTCTTTAAATGGTAAACCTAACAAAGGACCATCCGGTGTAATGAGTTTAAATGGGTTTGGTTCAAAAGACTCAGATCAAAACGTTGGTGGAGGAGATTTTGGTGGAGGTCAAAGAAACGATCAAAGTGATCGTGGAAGTAGAGATACTTTAAGTAATCAAGATAGAAAAGAATACGACGCTAATAGAAGAGCTAGAGAAAAAGA